CAACACCAAACGCTTCCTCACCAATAACAAAAGATGAGCATACGTCTTTAGCCGAAGCACCTTGCCCAACTTGAGTCGGCATTTTATCCGACACCAAGAAGCGCATTCCATACATACGACCAATTTCTCCAGTCATTAGAGGCCGTTTGTCAGTGTATTTGTTAATATCTAAAAATGATCCACTAGTAACATCTACGAGAAGATCATATTCAGATCTTGGGTGAAGTACAGTAACGTAAGAACCCGACTCATGTGGTCCAATCATAGATTTCTTTTGTGTAATCATCGCTTTGATTAGATCTAAATGATCCAAGCTCTCAGATACAGCATTTAACGCTGCGGCAGATCCCGAATACTGTACTGCGGCATTGCTTTTAATTTCATCAACAATCAATTCCTCAATTGTTTTTGAAGCCGCAACACCAAACCGTTCTGCCAAATTATCAATAACAGGATCAATAGCGGTATCTGACAAAAGATCAGATACGCGTGTAAATTGTCCATATTGTTTAATATCAGCAACTACTTGTAAGGTTTTAAAAGAAACTGCATCAGGTATGTAACCTTCAGTCAGTTCAGATCCGGCGGTTGTAATACTTCCCGTATCCAGGCCAATTACGTTACCAGTTCCTACAGCGTCATATCTTAGCCACTTAACTTGTTTTCCACTTCCTTTTGGTAATCTTTGTTTTTTTCCAAGAGGTTGTAGGACCAAACGAGGTTCAAGTGTGCTAAGGAGTTTTTTTTCGTAGTACGAGTGCAGATTTTTCTGACCTTGATTAACATCAATAGTCGAACCTATCTGCCCTATACTTGTTCCACTAGGCATAAATTACTCCAATTAGTCGTCTGATCGTCCTAACGCTTTACGCATTTCTTCCAAAGATAATTCAGCAAATTTTACCGATTTGTCTCCTTGGGAGTTAGAAGATTCAGACTGAGCACGTTGTTTTTCAGATCGCACAGAAAGACCATCTTTCTGAGCGCGCGCAACAGCTTCGCTCATGTAATGGTTGATATTTGCACCTCTAGACATTAAATCTAGAGCTTTTAAAACCCGAACAGAATTTAGATGCTCTGGTTTAACAATATCAGACAATTCCGAAGCTAACTGTTGCATAATTGGTTCTCGTCTAGCATAATCAGGATTAGTCCGTTTTTGTGTGTTATAGTACTCAAGAGCTTCCGCTTGCGCTTGCGCAAGAGATTGCTTTGTAAGTTTCTTTGAAACAGAACTATCAATTTCCTTAAGAGCGGCTTTAATCGCCTCTCTAGGATCATCTTCAAATTTTGCTTCAAACACAGAAACAGGGTCCGTTTCTTCTTCTGCTTGGATTTGAACCTGTTTAGGAGCTTGGTTTTGATATTGTTGAACCGCATATGCGCTCTCAACCTGTTTATATCGCGTCTCAAGTTCCTCTTTGTCTTTTCTAGTAGTCCCCAATTCACTTGCGAGTCGTCCACGTTCCTTCTCCAGCTCTTTATAAGCTTGGATAATGTCCATTGAACTTTTACCCACAAATTTTTGTGGAATAGAGTCTACCGTTTCAACTGCTTCAGATTGTCCTTGAGTAGACAACTCAGGGGTCTGTTGCTCAAGTGTGGCCTGAGCATTGCTTTCTTGCGAGGTCGCCTGTTGATTTGCGATTGTCTCGTTTGCCATGTTTTCCTCCTACAGTTTAGCCCTCTTTGGGGGACTGGTTTTGTTCAGCCAAAGCTCTACCTTCTGCGATTTTGTAATCAACATAAGTTAGAACATTTTGGTAAGCTTTAATGGCCTCTTGGAGGCGTCTAAGCTTTTCTAAATCGTGTTCATATGCAAGCTTTTCTTTTAAATTCGTGCAGGTAACTTTTAATAACCGCTCCACAGCTTTCCACCCATCCGACCGAAGCATTGCTTCTAAGGCCCTACCTTCTTCAATTATGCGGGTAACTTCAGTATCTATTACCTCTTCTTTAGAAGTTAGTTCGCCCGTTTCAGGCATCCACAGCTTTAAATTTTCGTGTTCGTATAACATACTTTATTGTAACCCAAGACCACTTAAAATGTCAAGTGTTGGTTGTTGGTTTAGCCCTTGATCCATGGCCGCCGGTTGAGGGGCAGAGGCTCCTTGTTGGGCGTTAATTGCTTGTTGAGCCGCCAATTGTTGCATTTGCATCATCTGTCTCTCTTCTGGGCTATTTACAAACCGCTTAACTTGGCGTCCTAATAACGGCCGTAGCAAAGCTTCCAATAAGACTTCGCTCTTAACCGTCCCAGGCTGTGAATTTTCAATGGCCTGTAATATTTGGGAGACCGTTTGTATCTTTTGAAATTGCCCCTCCGGTCCCCCATGCTCTAGCGCCGTTTCAACTATAAAATCAAAAGATCGAAAAAAAGCATCTGCCGGTAATTGCATAAATGGGTTGGGTGAGTTTGGATCGGATACTCGAACCCAATGATCTTCGGTTACAAATTGCCGGTTTGTCATTAGCATAATCTGTGCCACACGTTTAAAATACATTTCGGATAAAGTTCTCGCTTTTAGACTGATGCGGGAACTTGCAAAGCTTTGTATAAAATTTACGCCCGTAGCAGATCTACCAAATTGTTTACCTAAATTGGAAGCGGTCGGGGCAGCATTTACAAGCGCAGTTGCATTCTGGATATCCCCCTGGATAAACGCCATTTCTTCACGGGAGCCGATCGACGGGTCCATTGGCGGTAGAGGTTTAATTGCATTAATATCATTAGTCCAGATCACACCGTTTGGTCTAGAAAATAAACTTTTGGTGTTAATACCGGCTGATCGGTCTGCAATCCACATTGGGTTGACCGATAAGTTAATATTATCTAATCGGGCATTGCGTAGGGTGTTGGCCTCTTTAATTAGTGACCGTACCGCCAATAACTCGGGAATCCCATAAAATTCCGATTCGCGAGAGTAGTTCGGACAAGCCACAAAAGGCTTAAATTTGTAATCATAGAAGTTAGCTTCCATTCTTAAGACTACATCTCCGTTTGCGATCACAATCATGTACTCTTCAAAATTCCCGTCTTTATGGGGGTCAAACAGACCCCAGTACTCCCAAAGCTCTACTTCACCCTCTTCTTTAATCCCATCTTTGTTATCATTAAGCCGGTCAAATTCGGATTTATACTCGTCCGAATAATAGGGCCGCGCCCAGGCAGCGTTCCCTTTACTTTGAAGACTAATCTCAATTTCATCCACATTTTTGTAATTTTGATTTTGCTTAAGCGATGCAATTGTTTTATAAGTGCGGTGCACACAGCCGCGCATTGCAACAACATCGCCGGGACGTTTTACCGTCCAGTCGGGGAAAAAATCACAGAGAGGGACGATCTCAAGATCAGGACCATCAAAGAGCACCTCAACAGCGGGCTGTTTCATTGAGAGGGGCATTCCGGTTAGGGGGTCCATTTGGGTAACCCGACGCAAGGTCTCAATCTCTTTATAACGATATGGGACTTTAGCAATGGCTGTCCCATCTAATAACATAGCTTTAATGAAGTTTGCTGTCTTGCTTTGAAAGCCCATTTCTTGAAATTGGTGGTGGTGAAAATCGGTAATAGGATCTTCCCACATAGCGTCCTGATAATCTTGCCCTTTAAATTGAATTACGTTCCCGCCAGTGAAGAAGGCATCCACAATTTGTGGGGTTTGGGTTTCAATGATGGTAAAGCCAAATGGGAGTTTGAGGTTCGCCCTCTGAACCATTGACCGGCCCCCCGGGCTCCAGTTTTCATAGAGTTCTCGAGATTTGCGAGCTAAGTCTAAATGGGATTCTCGATACTCCTTACTGTTGACCATAAAAGCCCTAACAACACGGACCGCGTGTTTCTCCGTATCGCGTTCAGGAACTTCGTTATGGTCCCGTTCAAATGGATTTTTCATTGTTATTCACCAAAAATAACTTAGCAATATGCTAAATTACCCAACTATAAAGCCCGTATCAGGATCAATTGTTAATTCCATAACCTCACCCATTCCAGGTTCCGGGTTAACATCCCAATCACGAGCCGAATGCATTTCTTCTGTTAAAGCGGCCGCCATAACCAAATCGTCATGGGCGTCGGATGAGGCTTCACGCCGTACCGTCCCACCACTTTTTCCAGCAATTTGCACAAATGTTGACATTTCCGAAATTAAATCCGAGTCGACAATAATGACTTTACCCTCTTTAGCAGCCGTTTTTAACTTTTCTGTAATTAAAATTTTGCTTTGGTTGGTTGTTAAAAACCCAACTTTTTTAGTTGGTTTGTTAGTCATTTCATCAATTGTTGATCGTTTATACAAGTTGCGATAGCCTAATTCTTTTAATACGTGTAATACAACATGACCATGATTATTTGATTCCACACACACCCAGGCATTATTATAAAATTTAGCGAGTTTATACAGCTCTTTTGCAAAATCATCGGGGGTTAAATCCCCCCAAATTCGGGCAACCAGTTTTCCGGTCTTTGTGTCTTTTACGTAGGCAGCCCCATTATCTTGTCCTACACCGCCGCTTGGGTCAGCCCCGATCACATAAACGCGGGTCGGTTCTGGTTCTTCCCAAACGCTAACACACCCCTTAGCATCTTCATGGATCTCTAATATATTGCCGTGGCTAATAAGATGGCCGACAAAGACGGGCTGCCGTGTATGTTTGTCCTGCATTTTTAAAATACCGCTGGAAAATACGTTGGCATCGCCCGTCAAAAAACAATCTAAATCATTCGTTGGGTATTCGTTTTCAAATGCTTCTTCATCACCACCGCACTTAGCCTCAATACAATACCGCCGCCAAAATAAGTGATTCTTTGTTAGTTTTCCGGGGTATGCTTCTAATAGATCTAATTCTTTCGCTGTTAAAGTCCCATCTTTGGGGAACGGCCACTCATCAACATGTTCGGGGTAGTGCCGATACCACGGTATAAAAAATCCCTTATAAGGGGCAGATTGTTTGTTGTTGCGCCATGATTGCCACAACCGATAAAACTCACCAGCTCTCCCCGCAGCAGTGGATTCAAGAGTGATTTCCCCGTTGTCGGGTACGCCGTTTAAGGAGCCTACAAGACGATCTTTATCAAGCCGCGATGCTTCGGATACATGCATAAAATGGATGGTCTTACCGCGAAAGTCATGCAACACTAGGATCGAGGATTCTAGAGGGCGACCAAAACCATCGGTTGCAAATGATAATGAGGTTGATGAGTCGCTTTTTTCCTCGGGCCGATACATGTGGCCCCAATCGCGTAAAAACCAGTTATAGCAAAACTTTGTGATATCGTTAAAAATAGTTTTAACAACTTGTAGTTTGTGGCATAACACGCCGGTTCTCATATTGCTTTCCCACAAAGCATAATCTAAAGCTCGAATACAGTTTAGAGTGGTAAACCCAACTTGGCGACATTTGAGAATAATGTTTCGTTTATTTTTAGTTTTTAAGTACTGCTCTTGTGGGGCATTGGGGATAAAGAATTTAGCTTGTTTTGTAAGCTTGTCTTGTACTCGATATAGGTTCCTAACTCGCTCCTCATGCCCAATTGCAAGCATCGCGTCCCGAAAGGCAAGTTTGCCCCTCTCTTGCCCTTCGGACTCGGCGATTTTAAGGACTTCCTCGAAGACCTCACTAAATTTTTTTGTGTAGTGTTTATCCATTATGTTTTTATAATATAGTTTACGTAAGCATTTTTTGGTCTAGTTTCTGTACTCCCAAAATTTGTTGAGTCCGACTTTGTCCTGTAATGCCTGGAGGTTGAAGGCCAGCTAGTTGTCGATGTCGCATCATATGAAAAACCATCGCCCACACCCGTATACCCCCCTGAGGGACCTATTTGATCATCTCCACCAAAAAGATGTTGGTGAGTTTTAAATTCATCTGCTTGAATACTTCCCACATTATTTCCCGTATTTCCCCCGGGGGCCATAGCCGTTCGACTTGCTTTATCAGGATCATTACCGGCATTTTCATCGAGCCCGCGTAAAAATCGGCCTCGGAAATCTGGTAAATTAAACCTAGATCCACCGGCAGTACCAACAATTGCACCAGTACTACCATTACCAAAAGCTTGTCCAAGAGTACTATATAATGAGGCATAGTCAGCTTGATTTAAACTCTGTCCTTGACATAGCAACCACCCCGTAGGTGCAAGAGTTCCCCCATACGCGACTAAACTACCAACGGGGATTAATAAGGCTACAACCTCTGCCGCAAGGTTTGAGAGATTAATATTTGTGGGACCACTTAATAACCGTTCTACACCTTCCGAGTTCATTTGATAAAGGTCACCATTTTTTATGTATAATTCAAAAGTGTTTTCTTGAGGAGCAGTTTCAATTTCATTAAGACTACGCAGACGTAGACTATCTAGTGCATATGTTCCGCGTCCATCTTGTAGTTTTGTAAAGCTCATTTATACTTGCCTACCTAAAG